ACTAGGAAACACATTATTAAAATCTGGAGACTGTAACTGATTTCTTACTTTACGACCAAAGTCATCTGCTAATTCTTGAGCATAAGTCGATTGAATCACAAATTCGTTTGGATTATTTCCTAAGTACCATGCTGGAAAAAACTCTGAACATAACATAGACTTTCCATGTCTTGGTGGCATGAATACTGCAAGACGTTTAATGGTTCCTTCTTCTAATTGTTCTAGATGTTTAGCAATCAGTTGTATATGAGCTGGATCCTTGTACCCAGGATACATATGTTTTGCATATTGTAATAAATTCTTACGAGCTTTAGACGTAGATAAAATTTTATTGAGATGTTCAATTACCTCAGCTGCCCGAGGATCCTTGGTCTTTTGAAATATCTGAATAGCTGACTTTAGTTGTTCCTTTAATGTCTGTTCTTGCATTTTGTTTTCCTGCGCCTATTGCACCTTTTTTTCGATACTCATCAAATTTATTTGCAACTAAATGTAATGGCTCTATCTCTTTTCGTACAATTTTTCTCCAATGTACAGAGGGTTGACCTATTTTTTCTAAATACCAAGCTAACTTACTAGCGTCTGCTGTTCTAGCATTCCACATCTTACTATGATGTAAATCACCTTCTTGATCAGGACGGCCCTCTTTATAAACTCTTTCTTTAAAGACACTATCGTTATTGTTACCAGTAATGTCAGCTCGATCATGGATTACATCTATATCAACATCTTTCATGATATCTAACATATAAGCTATTTCAGAAATCCAAGCATCGTTTTGTCCATGTAAACTTATATGATCTAATAATCTAAACCAATCCCAAGGAAATATGGGAAAGATACTATATGGGTGACCAGTCTGTTCTTTAACTCTTAACACATTAAAATTTTTTTCAGACTCTATAATCTCGTCCCAATGTTTAGTATTCATAATCGCATCGTCATTGAAAAACATTACCCAGGTACCCTGAGCATATGCACATAAAGAATTATTATACATATGGAGGTTTTCGTAACCCATTCGTTTAAACTTTAGAACACTTTGATTTTTGTAATTAGCTTTTTTTAAATATTCTAAAGTTTCTGTATCATCGTCATCGACACCGAATAAAGGTTGAATTTTATCAGGATTTTTTGCATTAGACAATAAAGAATCCATAGATTTTTTTAATTGGCTAACTCGCTTACGAGTAGGAAGTAATATAGATATAGTCATAAACAATCCATATCACGAAGATTGATTATATAAAACAAAATCTTTTTGATAAAAATTTTTAAGATTGTAAATCAATTCTGGTGATTCTATAAGAAAGTTATATAGTCTATGTTTTAAAGGATGATTGTTTTTATTATATAATTCTTTAAATTTTAAATTTTCTATTTTAATAAATTTATCAATTTTGTTAGGAAGAAACCATGATTGTCTTTCTACATGTTCATCAGCTGGGCCATTGATAATTAAATCGTCTACAAACTTTACTAGATTATCAAATGGATTATCTCTAAATTTTAAAATTTTAGTAATAGGCCCTCTAGAAATACATGTTAGATATCCTGATATAAATCTTTCTATTGGCTCTCTTGTTATAGCGATAACGTTTTTTTTAAGTAATAAAGGATCATCGGCAAAATTTACTAGACTAATTACTTCTTTACCATGAATTATAGTTTTAATTGTAGAAGACGCATTTTTAGGTATAAGGATCCACAGGTCGTTACGATGGAGACAAGCACTCCCGAACCGATGATCAGGATAATTATTTTTTTTCTTGAATTTCGTAAAAGAAATTATCTGTGTCATCAGTTTGCCAATCTTTATTCTCTACGTTCCATTCGGTGTTTTGAACTTTGTAGTCAGGAACTTCGTTTCTGGTAGTGAACGAATTAATATTCCATAGTATCCTGTTATTAGGCTGAGCAGCGTAATTACCATTGTCAAGCTCCAATATATGAGCGCACTTATGTTCCTGAGGAATTTCAGAATGATCTGTATCAAGAAGATTGGCATCAGGGTGACACCAGTCAACAGTAAACAGATACTCACCAGTATACAATTTTTTATCTTTTCCAAAATATTTGGCTCGTTGTCCTTCTAAAAAAGCAAAGTGATTAATACTATGATAATAACTAAAACTATTCCACAGTTGAAGCTCGTCAATCGACATATCTGGCACTTCGGCTCTGTCATGTGATTTTTCGAAAAACGCTGAGATAGGCAAGCGCCAAAAGCAGGCACCATTTTCCAGCATGATATTAAAAAGGAGACCACGACCTGCGATACTTGTGAGACCAAAGATAACACAGTCTTCGCTTTCTCCATGATGTTTCTGTAAATCATATAAATACTCCTTACGAATTTTACAATATATAGGTGGAATGCTACTATTTAAAAAAGCCATTGTACAGTATTAAAATAAAACAAAAATTTTTACTACAAAATTTATACGCATATAAGTCATTCTACACCCACTCTACTACTCTCTCCACTACTAGACTATAATAGATTTTAAACTTTATACGATTTTTTTTAATTAAACTTAATACGATTTTATTTTTTTTAAAAAGAGAATTTAAAAAAGAAAAAATTAAAAAGAGAATAAAAAAAAGACTAGCGAAAATTAATTCGCTAGTCTTTAAGATTAGAATTAAATTATTTTAAATCGTTAATTCTATTTTCGAAATACTTAATATTTTCGATTAAATCGTTATCGACTTTATTCGATTTTATAAACTCTTTATTAGAATTTATTAAATCTCTATAAAGATTAATTTTCGATTTATCTAAATAAGAATTAATATCGATTAAAAGATTAACTTTTTTAAAACGATTATTTTTCGTAGTATCGTATTCGATATCTACTTTACGATAATCGTTATTAAAAGCGTCTTTAATATTTTTCGAAAATTTCGCTTTTTCGTATATAGCGAAACTAAGAGATTTTTCTCGCTTAGTATTAAAAAATCTAAATAAGACTTTTTTATTTTCGAATTCTCTAAAAGATAAAGCTATTTTATTTTCTTTTAGATTATTTTCTTTTTTATCGTTTTTTATATTTTTCATTTTTCTACTTTCTATTTCTTTTAAAAACTCTTTTAATTATTAAAAGATTTAATTTTTAAAAGATAAAATAATAATAGTTATTTTTTAATAAAAGTAAAATAAATATTTTATCTAGTTTATAACTATTCTAAACTAAATGTTCTCGTTTCGTTCTTATATTAAATAGCTTAATAAACTAAGTAATAATAAGAATAAAATAAAATCTTTAAATAAGTATATAATCATTTTTAACTTTCTATATTTTTTAATTAATAATTAATTTTCTTTTATATTTTTTCTATACTTAAAAAACTCTTTTTTTTAATTTTAGTAATTTTATCGTCTAATCGTGACGATAGTTTTTTTACGTGATTAGTCGGGATTTTTTAAAAAAATTTTTTATATCTCGTGATCCTTGCGGATCCGCCCTGCGCCCTAGCCTCGAGGATCAAGGCTGATCCTACTAGAGCTATTTCAACAAGTTTCAACAATCCGTCCTCAACAGACAGCAACAACTAACTATCTAAATTATGATCTGATTTGATTTGATCAAGATACTTGGCCAGCTCATCATCGTTCATCGTGTCTAGGGTTGAGTGTTGAACTTCTTTCTTTTCAACAAGAAACCCCAACAACTGAGATTTAAGTCTTATCGCATTGACTGCTGCTGTATATTGTTTCTTCGAACTAGCCTCAACATACAGTTTATCTAGCTTTTCAACCTCTTTGGATATAGATTCACTGGTCAAGCGCCTAGTATCAGCACGCAATCTATCAATATACTGGATAATTTTATCTTTCTTTAAGTTGCGGGCAGCTTGTACGTGAGCTGAAGTTTCAGAGTAACCTGCGTAAACAGCCGCTTCTCTCTTACCTTTTCCTTGTGCTATACCCTCACAGAACTTCTTTTCCATTGAGGATAAAGTAGCTTCTATTTGTTGATTGATTTGGTCTATAGTTATCGCCATATTTATCCAATATAGCGATTAATTATCTGATGTAAACTATTTGATTTTATCTATTTCATTAACTAAATCGTAATCATCGAAGTAATGATCGTGAAATTGTTTCCCATTATTAAGAGTAATATGATAGTAACTTCCTA